GATGCTGGTGGTGGTGGTGGAGCTGGTGGTTTTAGAGCTGCAAGTGGTTTATCAGCAAGTGGAACTTATGCAGTAACAATTGGTGCTGGAGGAGCTGGTGGTGTATCAGGATCTACCGGTGGTAAGACTGGATCGAATTCAATTTTTTCAACAATAACATCGTGTGGTGGTGGAGGTGGTGGAACTTCTGGAACACCCACAGGAACTCCTATAAGTCCACAGTATAATGGTGCGCCTGGTGGTTCAGGTGGTGGCGGAAGAGCTAACGTAACCGGTACAGGTGGTACTGGAGTTTGCGGTCAAGGTTTTGCTGGTGGAAATACAGGACCCGGTTGTGGACAAGTTGGTGGTGGCGGTGGTGGAGCTTATGAAGCTGGAAGAATTAATCAGACTGCTTTAGGTACACGTGCTAGAGGTGGTCAAGGTGGTAAAGGTAAAGGAAGTGATATAACAGGAACTTATATAATGTATGCTGGCGGTGGTGGTGGCGGTGGTAATTGTGGTGGAGTAGGAACTTTTGGTGGAGTTGGTGGTGGTGGTAATGGTGGTGGAACAAATTTTCCAGGTGCTGGAGTAGGATGTGCTGGAGTTGCTAATACTGGTGCCGGTGGTGGTGGTTCAGGTTGTGGACCTGCACCGATTTCTGGTGGAGCAGGTGGACCAGGTGTTGTAATTATTAGATCAACATCAGGAATGACTACTGATAGTCCAACTTGTGCACCCGTAGTTTATAATGGAACACATTACATTGCAAAATTTAAAGCATCGGCAAATTTAACCGTAGGATCAGCACCCGCACAAACTGAAGCAGATTATTTAGTTGTTGGTGGTGGTGGAGCTGGTGGTTATTCAATCGGTGGTGGCGGTGGAGCTGGTGGTTATCAAACATCTTTTCCAGGTGGAACAAAAACTAATTTAAGTACAGGAATTACTAATGTTACAGTTGGTGCGGGAGCAACTTATAATACTTCAGCTCAACAGACTTTTGTAACTGCTCGAGGGAATTCAGGAAATGCAAGTGAATTTAATCAAATTATTGCTGATGGTGGAGGTTCGGGTGGAGCATATATAAGCACCGCTTGTGGTTCTCCTGGACAATACGCTTATGCTGGTCGTGGTCAACCAGGTGGTTCTGGTGGTGGCGGAGGTGGTCAACCCGGTCCAAATAGTGCTGATGGTGGTAGCTATAGTTTTGGAGTAGGTGGAAGCGCTCAAGGAAATTTTGGTGGTAGAGGAAATTATATATGTGCTACTTGTACACAGCCTAACGTTCCAGGTAATAACTGTAATGGTGGTGGCGGTGGTGGTGCTGGCGGAGCAGGTGTTACTCCTGGTTGGTGGGGAAGTTATACTTCAAGTGGTGGTACAGGTGGTTCAGGTGCTGCAAATAGTATTACAGGTGCTGCAGTGACATATGCTGGTGGTGGCGGTGGAAGACCTGGTGCTTCAGGAGGTCCTGGTGGTGGTGGAAGTGCTACTCAAGCATATCCGGCAATGAATGGAACAGCTAATTTAGGTGGTGGTGGAGCAGGCGGAAATAATCCATGTGGATATTCTGGTGGTGGTGGATCTGGTGTAGTGGTTATTAGAACTCCTGGCCCAAGTGGACCAAGTATTACATTAGCTCCTGGTAGTAACGTAAAAACAACGTCTCCAGCCCCTGATGGATCAATGACAATATCAACTTTTACAGTAACCGGAACATTGACAATAGCATAAAATTAAAATATAATTAAACTTTAAGGAGATAAATAATATGGCACATTTCGCAGAATTAGATGACAATAACGTAGTACAAAGAGTAGTTGTTGTAGGTAATGATGTTGCAACAGCAGCAGGCCCTCTAGGAGCAAATGATATGCATGTTGATGGAGAAACATGGTGTATTAATTTTTTTAAAACTGGTAATTGGAAACAAACTTCTTATAATAATAGTTTTAGAAAACAATATTGTGGAATAGGTTTTACTTATGACCCTGCAAAAGATAAATTTTTATCACCACAACCTTTTAATTCTTGGACATTAGATGCTAATGATGATTGGGAGTCTCCTGTAACTTTCCCAACAATTACAAAATATGGCGATCCAGAAAAAAATTACGATATTTCTTGGGATGAAGAAGGTCAAAAATGGACAGCAACAGATGCCGAAGATCCAATAAATAATTTTAATTGGGATGCATCAACACTAGCTTGGGTATCCGCATAAATTATCCTTTACAAATATTTTAAATCATTTATATTAATTGTATAAAGACATATGCAATTACAGAATTATTACTATTGGTTTAAAAATGCAATACCTCATCATATTTGTGATGATATTGTTAAATATGCAAAATCTTTACAAGATCAAATGGCACTTACAGGTGGACTTGGCAATAAAAAATTAAATAAAAAAGACGTACAAGATTTAAAAAAGAAAAGAGATTCAGATATTATCTGGTTAAATGAACGTTGGATATATCATGCAATTCACCCTTATATTCATAAAGCTAACAGAGAGGCTGATTGGAATTTTCAATGGGATTTTAGTGAACAATGTCAATTTACAAAATATAAAAAAGGCCAGTACTATGATTGGCACTGTGATAGTTGGGAAAAACCTTATGATTCTCCCAACACACCGAGTCATGGTAAACAAAGAAAATTATCGGTAACATTATCTTTATCTGATGACAAAGATTATAGTGGTGGTGAACTAGAATTTGATATGAGAAATAATGATCCAGACAAAAAAGCAAACACCCATGTATTAAAAGAAATAAGATCTAAGGGTTCTTTGGTAGTGTTCCCTTCTGATGTTTGGCATAGAGTTAAACCAGTTAGTAAAGGCATTAGACACAGTCTAGTAATTTGGAATCTTGGATGGCCATTTAAATGAGTTATAAAGTAATTAAAAATTTTTTAGATGTAGATTTTCTTGATAAAATTAATGATTTGATTTTAGATATAGATTTTCCTTGGAGAAGAAAAGGATACCAATTTAATGAAGATGCTACTGATAGTTTATATTTTAATCATTGTTTTTTTAATAACATGAATGCAACTTCTGCTGCATACGAAACAATTATTATTCCAATATTAGATAAATTAAATTGCATTGCACCAATTCAAGTTAGAACTAATATGTTTATTAGTAAATTATTTGAAAAATCTGGTTGGCATAACGATTATGATGAGACGTGTAAAACAGCTATCTTTTATTTAAATGAATGTGATGGTGGTACTGAAATAAAAATTGATGGTAAAATAAAATTTATAAAAGCAGAAAAAAATAAAATGTTGATTTTTGATTCTAATGTATTACATAGAGCTATAACATCGACAGACGTACCTGTTAGATATATTATAAATTTTAATTATTTTAAGAAAGGATATAATGAAAAAGAAAAATAAGAATAAAAAAAAATTAAAAGAAAGTTATCCAAAAAATTTAACACGACAAGATTATTTTCCTTCCCCTATTTGGTTTGCAGACGAGCCTAAATTTGTTAATGATTTAAATAAAGCATCGGATAAATATATAGACGAAGCTAGAAAAAATTTACAACCGGATATAGATAAACGTAACAAAGCCAATAAAACTAAAGGTGATCTAGGTAGTGTTTATCATTCAAATACTTTGATAGGAGATAAAGATTTTAAAGAATTACAAGATTATATAGGTGCGACTGCACATAATTTATTATTAGAAATGGGTTTTGATATGAAAAACCATCAATTATTTACTACAGAAATGTGGGTACAAGAATTTGCTAAGAGCGGCGGTGGACACCATGCTTTACACACACATTGGAATGGTCATATCTCTGGTTTTTATTTTTTAAAAGCTAGTGAAAAAACTTCATTTCCATTATTTGATGATCCAAGACCAGGAAATGTTATGAATCTTTTACCTGAATTAGATAAATCAAAAGTAACTTATGCAACATCACAAATTAATTATCAAGCAAAACCAGGCAGACTAATGTTTTTTCCATCTTACATGCCCCATCAATTTATGGTTGACATAGGTTTTGAACCATTTAGATTTATACATTGGAACTGCCAAGCAATACCAAAAGGAGTATTAAATGCCGTTTAAAAAAAATAAATATAAAATATTAAAAGCAGCAATATCTGTTGAATTATCTGAATTTGTCTACACTTATTTTTTAAATAAAAGAACCGCTGCAAGGTTTTTGTTTGATCAAAAATATTTATCACCATTTACCGAAGATTATGGTGTATGGAATGATGCACAAGTCCCTAACACTTATTCTCATTATGGTGACATGGCAATGGAAACATTGTTAGGTATGTTAAATAAAAAAATGGATAAGGAAACTGGCTTAAAGTTATGTCCTACTTATTCCTATGCAAGAATTTATAAAAAAGGAGATATCCTAGCAAGACATAAAGATAGATATTCATGTGAAGTATCTACTACATTAAATCTAGGTGGTGAGCCGTGGCCAATTTATTTAGACCCAACAGGAAAAACAGGTCAAGCTGGTGTTAAAGTGGAACTTGAACAAGGTGATATGTTAATATATTCTGGCTGTGATCTTGAGCATTGGCGAGAACCTTTTGAAGGAAAAGATTGTGCACAAGTATTTTTACATTACAATAATGTAAAAGGAAAAAATGCTAAAGAAAACAAATTTGATAAGCGTCCTATGCTAGGTTTACCTGCTTATTTTAAAGACTTTACAGTACCAAAAAAATAATATATAATTTAAGCTTGTGAGGGGATGATCCACCACTGATTCCCCTTACTTTAAAACATATTGATATCCCCAACAATCTGATATACTACCTAGTAAACAGGATTTTATATGTTACAAAAAATAGCCTTTTTACCAGGATTTAATAAACAAATTACTCCAACAGGTGCTGAAAGTCAGTGGGTGGGTGGAGCAAATGTTAGATTTAGATACCAATCACCAGAAAAAATAGGTGGCTGGAATCAATTAGGTGCAGAAAAATTAACAGGTGCAGCACGGGCACAACATCATTTAGTTAGTACGAGTTCAATTAACTATTCAGCCATAGGAACTAATAGAATTTTATACGTTTATTCAGGAGGTATCTTTTATGATATTCACCCTATTAAATCTACTTTTACAGGAGCTACTATTACTACAACTAATGGCTCACCTATAGTTACATTTACTATAACTTCTACAGCAGGTATGAATGCTGGAGATATTATATTTATCAGTGGAGCAAGTACCACGGTTCCCGTAACTAGTAATTTTCCAAATGCTGGTTTTGATAATAAGAAATTTATGATTACTTCAATTGTCAGCGGTACTCAATTTAGTGTTACTATGGCATCAAATGAAACAGGTGCTGGATCACTAACACCTGGAGGAACTACAATAGTTAATTTTTATTATCCAGTTGGACCAGCAGAACAGTTGGGAGCTTTTGGATGGGGTATCTCACAATTTGGTGGAACAATTTCTGGACCTACTCCCACAGGTATTACATTAGATGGAGCTTTAGCTAACGATGCAAATGGTAATAATGCTAGTGCTACAGATATTACTTTAAGTTCTGTAACTGGGTTACCTAGTTCAGGAACTAATTTTATTTTAATTGGAGTGGAAGAAATTTCATACACGGGTGTAGATGTAGCCAATCTTAAAATTACTGGAATTACAAGAGCAGCTAGAGGTTCCACAAGAACTTTACATCCTACATCTTCAGCTATTACTAATACATCTTCTTTTACTGGCTGGGGTTCCCCTGCTTCTAACACAGACTCAGTAACAGATCCCGGTCTATGGTCCTTGGACAATTTAGGTACAACTCTTATTGCTTTAATTCATAATAATGAATGTTTTAAATGGGACGCAGATGCAGTAAATGCTACTAACACTAGAGCAGTAATTATTCCAGGTGCACCAACAGCATCAAGAGATATGTTAGTATCCACACCTGACAGACACTTAGTATTTTTTGGTACTGAAACAACAATAGGTAGTAAAGGAACTCAAGATGATATGTTTATTCGTTTTTCAAACCAAGAAGACATAGAAGATTATACACCAACAGCAATCAACAGTGCAGGTTCACAAAGACTGGCCGATGGATCACGGATCATGGGCGCTCAACTAGGTAGAAATGCTTTGTATGTATGGACCGATACAGCAATGTTTACTATGAGATTTGTTGGAACTCCATTTACGTTTGCTTTTGAACAGGTCGGAACCAACTGTGGATTAATAGGAATGAATGCAGCCGTTGAAGTAGATGGTGCTGCGTATTGGATGTCAACTAATGGTTTCTTTAGATACACAGGACGTTTAGAATCTATGCAATGTTTAGTAGAAGATTATGTTTTTGAAGATATTAATGCATCCTCTAATCAATTAATTAATGCAGGTATTAATAATTTGTTTGGAGAAATTAATTGGTGGTTCTGTACTAGTACTTCGAATGTAGTTGATAGATGTGTAACTTATAACTATTTAGATTCTACTCAACAACGTCAAATTTGGACAACAAACGCCAGTACTTTATTTAGAAGAACTACTTGGGAAGATTCATCTGTATTTGGATTACCTCATGGCACAGCTTACAATGCAGAAGATGATGTATCAGATGTTATTGGTAACACTGAAGGAAGTACTATATATTATGAACACGAGACAGGTAATAATCAAATAGGAACTGCAGGAACAGTAGCTATTCCAGCTAACATTACTTCAGGAGATTTTGATATAACACAAGATCAAAGAGAAGGAATTACATTTAGAGGAGATGGTCAATACATGATGAGAATTAGTAGGTTCATTCCAGATTTTCTTGAGCAATCCGGTAGTACTATTGTACAATTAGATTTAAGAGATTATCCTAATGATGCTGCAGCAAGCTCATCACTAGGTCCCTTTACTATTACATCCTCAACCGATAAAGTAGACACACGAGCAAGAGCAAGAGCTGTGGCAGTTACTATTTCTAATACAGGAGTAGATCAAAATTGGAAGATGGGTACATTTAGATTAGATGTCCACGCAGGAGGAAGAAGATAGTGATAGATAAAAGATTAAAATATAAAGAAGGTGGACCTATGAAAAAAATTAAAGGTCAAGACCACATGTTAGCTTACATTAC